TCCCGATTCAGTTCGGGATTACGCCTTAAGTCAAAATTTTAATGTGTCAGGTAACTATCCTGGCTTAAGAACTGCCTCATGTAGCAACGATGGTGGGTATGCAGATTCTATGCAATCTTCTCTAGGGAAGATCATAGGAAAAACCATAACCCATTTTCCGTTAGATGGATATAACACCTCCTTTCAGTACACCACCGAAGAATCCACAACTTGGATTCATCACGACGCAATGTCATATGCGGCCGTCATATACCTAACTCCTAATGCTCCTCTAGATTCCGGTACTGCGATATACAAACACAGACAGACAGGTCTATCCAGACACAGCCCCGATGCTCTAGTAGACTTCAATGAGTTTCAATTAGTTGAAGATGATTGGGATATCGTCGGTGAAGCAAAGAATGTATATAATCGTTTAGTCATATATGACGCTATGTACTATCACAGAAGTGTTGTGCCGGGCTTCGGTACTGACAAATTTGATGGACGTTTATTTCAGACATTCTTCTTCGAGGCAGAATAATGAGGTTGATGACCACGTTATTAACCTCCAATGACATTCCTAAACTAGAAAGAATTATTCGCTCTGTACAAGGTGTCATACGAATAACCCCTATAGAGTGGGAAGTTGTAATTGTAGTGAATAGTATCCATGAAGGATATTATGAAAAGGTGTTGGAACTAGACCAACCGTTTCGTGTGGTAAACAGCGAAAGTAATGGAAAGCCAGGCAAAGGTAAGAACGCATGTCTTGACGTGTTCTTGGAAAGTGATAATGATTATGTTTCTCAGTTAGATGGAGATGACTTTCTATATCCATCCTATCTACAGTCGCTACACAATCACCTAAAACATTATCCTTGCATTGATGTATTAGGTGCAATACCATGTGATAGTATATTAGATTGGGAACTAAAGTCAGGACATCATTGGCAAGTTAACGATAAGTATTATGCAAGTGTTTGGGGGACATCGATGTGTGCTCCATCTCAATCGCCAGGGCCTGGAGTAGGTCATCTGTTTACAGCAGAGCGTCCTGTATCAATAGACTTCATTATATTACAGAGCAGGAAGTCTGCAAAGATAAAGATGAACGAGGATATTGGTAATGGTGAAGACCATGCCTACACTTATAAACTTTTGGGCGAACATCAAAAGGGAAACATTTGTTACTTCTTATCAATGTCAAGTGACCTATACTGTATAGACAGAACTACCGAAGGAAGTGCACAAAAGATGCACTCCTATGATGATTATCTGGAACCTATGCGCGAAGAAGCACTCCGACATGTTTCGCATTGGAGGAGTAGTCCTTACGAACTTCCGGTCATTTACAAAAAATTACTAATGAATCAGCACCAAAAAGAACATTGGTTGAATAATTTCTTAGAATAACTATTAAAATCGTTATAAATATAAGAAGAATATTTCTAACATGCGTGGGAAAATACAATGGCAGCAATAGTAAGACAGTCAATGAGTAGGACTTTAGCAAAAGATCTTTTAACAGATATGCTAGGCACTACTAATGAATATTACATAGGCATCGGCAAGAGTGATCCTTTCAATGCAGGGGATACAGTGATCGATCCTATCGACAGTCCTCATGATGAAAGAGAGTTCTTTCACAGTCTCCAGTCAATCAAAAAGATCGAAGGTGCTACGTCTGTAGCCAAACGTGTCAATTGGTCATCTGGTTCTGAGTATGCTGGTTGGAGCGATGCTGTCAATTCAGACATCGTAGCACCTTGGACTCCGTGGTACGTCATGAACGATGCCAAGGAAGTTTATATTTGCCTACAGCATGGAACTAACTTAGACGGCACTACGAAGCAGTCAGTTATAGAACCAAACTATACCCTGTTAGGAATTGCTGATTATACAGTACCGTTTACCACGTCAGACGAATACGTATGGAAGTTTTTATATTCATTGACTCCCGAAAACATCTATCAATTCCTATCATCTAATCATATACCTGTCCAAGAAGCACTGTCTCTAGGAGAAGGGGATTCGATTGAAGACTTGCAAGCATATGTCAAGGCCGCTAAGATTAATGGTCAGATAATCAGCGCAAGAGTAACTTCTGCTGGATTGGGTCACGCTGCTGCTCCAGTCATAAATGTTCACGGTGACGGTACAGGTGCAGTAGCAGTTGCCACTGTAGTTGGAGGTGAGATTACTAGGATTATAATGACGAGTTATGGTTCAGGATACACCTATGCTTCGTTTGAAATTGTAGATGCAACGGCAACTATAATTGGTTCAGTAAGTCCAGTGATTACTCCATCTCCAGGCCTTGGTTTCAACCCTATAAATGATTTGAAAACAAGTTCTATTCTAACTAACATCAAGCCTGATGGTACCGTATCTGACACATTCATAACAGGAAGTACTTTCCGTCAAATGGGTCTTATCAAAAATCCTAAGCAAACGGATGGTACAACTCCATTTACTGGTACGTCAGCAAAAGGATTGCCTTCCTTTACTCTAGACAGTACTTCGCCATTTGAAGCTGAGAAATTGATTACAGGCTCTCAGTCTGGGGCGCAGGCACACGTTGATGAATCCGCCGGTAGTGTAGTATACTATCACCAAAACACCTCGACAGGGTTTAAACCTTTTATCGTAGGTGAAGCAGTTACGCAAGTGGGTAACGTTCTGACAGGTGATATTGTGACTCTATCCCCAATGAGCGCCATAGACAGATTTTCTGGAGAACTCTTGTATCTTGAGAACCGTCCTAGAATCAGACGTGACGTAGAACAACAAGAAGACATTAAGATAGTCATAACCGTTTAGGATTAAATCATGGTAGATTTTACAAACAAAACGTTCAAAGAAAAATATAGAGACTTCTACAAAGCTGAAGACGGTTACTATCGTGTACTATTTAACTCTGGTAAAGCGCTTCAAGCACGTGAGTTAAACGAATCGCAGACAATCATCCAAGAAGAGATTGCACGATTCGGTCGTAACATATTTAAAGAGGGTGCTCTGGTAAATCCAGGCGGCGCAACTGTAGATAACAAAATAGAGTACATTCGTCTAGACGCAAGTTCAATTGAAGTAGATGCTACTTGGGTAGGTACAACGTTGTCTACCAGTCACAGTCCTTACATACAAGGATTAGAATTAGAAGTTCTAGAAGTTGTAGAGCATGCGACCGACCCCACTACTTTATACGTTAAGTACACAAACACTTCAAGCGTAACCTCTTTAGCGACAGCACCTCGTGTCACTTCACAAGATACTTTGTATCGTAAAGACAATGATGACTTTACTGCACTTGTCGCTGACGATTCAGCAGATCCTATTTCCGCGAGTGGTCGTGCAACTAAGGCATACTTTGCCCCAGGCGACTTCTTTGCCGCTGGACACTTTGTCTATATGGAAGGTGGAAGTTCATTCATCTCCAAGTATAGTTCACTTCCTACGGCAGACATTGGTTTCCGTATTGTACAGAATATTATCACAACGGATGAAGATCAAGAACTGTTCGACAACCAAGGTGAATATCCGGACGTATCTGCCCCAGGCGCAGATCGCTATCAGATTAAACTAGTTCCTACTACACGTGATCAAGTATTAGTAGACCAGAACTTTGTCTTTGTCGCACGTGTTGTGGATGGAGTTATTACTCGTGAAGTAAGCACATTCGATTCTTACAATAGAATCAACGATCTACTTGCACAACGTACAAAGGAAGAGTCTGGTAATTACGTAGTAGAAAAGTTCAAATCAATCTTCGAAGAAAAAGATGCTACTAATCTAAACTTAGACGTAACCGAAGGTATCGCATACGTAGATGGTTACCGTCTAGAGATTGGTACTACTGATATTACAGTACCAAAGGCTAGAGACACCGTTGCTAAAGCAAACGAATCTGTTCCGGCAACATACGGTAACTACGTATACATTAAATATGACGAGACAAATGTTGCTGATAACTCAGAAGGGTTTGGACGATTAGGTACCTTTGGTGCTCAATATCTAAAGGATATTAATGGTACTCTCATTGGGTACTGTAACGTACGTGGTGTCCAGTATGACTCAATAGGTCTCAGACTATACATCTTCAACATTCGACTACTTAATGCTAGTTTTTCACTTTGTCATACCATGACAAACGCCACTCCTGCCTCCACTAATGCAGTGATACAACTGGTAGATGCAGTGATTCATGAAGCGTCAGACAATAGTCTTCTATTCAGTCTCCCTAGATCAACTCCAGTATCAGCTCCAATCACAGCCAACTACACTGCTCAACGTTACCTACAAACTACCGCTGACAGTAATGGTAACATTAGTATTGCTGGAGTAGAGCATGCTGGTTGGGCAATCTCAGAAACAGACGGGCCTATACTTAATATCCCACCTAGTCTTGCCGGAGTTTATTCTGGTCTTACTGCTGGAGGATCTTACGAGATTGCATACTATGTTGAACTAACTAATCAGCCTGCTCGTACTAAAACAAGAACAGTTAAAACTAAAACTCAAACTATCCCTTCAACGGACTGGAAAGCACGTCCAGTTGTAACATTAGATGTTGATGGTATATCTTTAGACTCAGTTAAATTTAGATCTGCCTCTACAACTGCTTGGGCAGATGCCGAAGATATTACTTACCAATTTACCTTTGATGGTGGACAACGTGATAACTTCTACGATAAGATCCAAGCAAATGTTAAGTCAGGATACGAGCTACAGTTTGGAACTGGGTGCGAGATACAAGTAAACTACACTCATTATACACACGGAAACCTCAATGCTGGTACGTTCTTTTCTGTGGATTCATATGTAGATGATGCCTACGAAGATATTCCTAATTATACTACAGCAACCGGAACAGTAGTCTCATTAAGAGACGTATTAGACTTCCGTCCTGCACGTGCTACAGGCAGTTACCTAAATGAGTTCACCGTTGACGCAGAACTACCGCAGAACGCTTCTACAATTACTATTAATGAGATCTCATACTACTTACCACGCATAGACGTTCTGGTTGCAAATGCAACGGATAGTCGTGGTGATATTGGATTTGGGCAACTACAGGTAATACAAGGAGAGGCTAACGACGTTCCTCGTGCACCAGAAATTCCTACAGGTTCTATGGCACTCTATAATTACTACTTTAAACCATACACTTTCGGCACGGCCGATGTTACGAGTACATTTATTCATAACAAACGTTTCACGATGAAAGACATTGGTAAGTTAGAGCAACGTGTCGAAGACTTATTCGAACTAACCACCTTGAGCCTACTTGAGAATAGTACTAACTCATTGACGGTATTAGATGCTAATGGCAATACTCGAACTAAAGCAGGTTTCATTGCAGACAACTTTAGTTCATTCGCTTTCTCGGATATCAATAATGTTGATTATCGTGCGTCAATCGATCCACAAGGATTGTTAAAACCATCTTTCCGCGAGAACTCAGTCCGACTAAAGTATAGTGCTGATAATGTTGACGCAGTTGTTAAGCATGGTGACGTTGTAACATTACCATATACTGATGTCAACCTAGTCTCACAGAAATTAGCGACAGGTATATTGAATGTAAACCCATTTGCTGTTCTTACGCAAACTGGACATATGGAACTATCCCCATCATCTGATGAGTGGGTAGAGACTCGTAGTCTTCCTGCTATTATGCAGACTACAGTACGTCGATTCGAAGATTTCGATACTCGCCCAACTATGCAGGGTACAACTAGAGACTTGTTCTCTAACTCTGGACTGTTCACTACTATACCAAGAGATATCTCTTTCAGAGCTACTACTCGAAGCGTACAAGACTTTATCGGTGAGCAAGTAGCAGACATAGAAATTATTCCGTTCATGCGTTCACGTAAGGTCAACTTCACTGTTAAAGGACTTCGTCCTAACACTAAGATGTTTGCATACTTTGGTGGTAAAGACGTTAGTGATTGGGTAAGACTAGAGGCTACTGCAGCTAGGTTCTCTGATGCCGCACAAGAGTTTGGTAGTGAGTACGCGAATGCATTAGAATATCCTATTGCTCCATATGGAGCAGTTGCTCTGGGTGGCAAGTCGGATCTGGAATCAGATAGTAATGGTACCATAATCGGTAGTTTCTTCTTACCTAATACACCAGCAATAAACTTTAGAACTGGTACTCAAGAATTTAAACTACTTGACGTTAATGTTAACGATGATAGTGAAGCAACATGTAGTTCACGTGCAGTATACTCGTCTATAGGAACTATTGAAACTGTACAGAGAACTATACGTACTACTCGTATTCTTAATGGACGTGCTGGTCGACAAGATCCACTTGCACAGACATTCTTTGTTGATCAGATAGAAAATCCAAATGGTATGTTCATAACTAAGGCACGAATCTTTTTAGAGAGCAAGGATTCTAATATCCCTCTACAAGTGCAGATTCGTTCAGTAGAGAATGGTGTACCAACAACACGCATTTTACCTGGCGCAGTTAAGTTCATCGAACCTGCTCAAGTTAATGTCACTGCATTCGACACATCGACCACAATGGCCGCTGTCGCAGCGAACCACACCGAAGTAATATTCGATGAACCAATTTACTTGACAAGTGGAGAAGAGTATGCGATAATACTCCTTGCTGAGTCGGTAGAGTATAATGCATATATTGCAGAAACTTATGAGTTCGTAGTAGGTAGTGATGAAGATAAGATATCAAGACAGCCTACACTAGGTTCATTGTTCCTATCACAGAACGGATTCACTTGGACACCAGATCAAACTAAAGATCTAATGTTTGAACTAGACCGAGCAGAGTTTTCTGCATCCGGTGATCTTGTGCTTGATAATGCAACCCTACCTAAAGTAACCCTAGGATCTAATCCAATTGAAACTACGGCAGGATCTAATTTAGTTAAGATTAGTCATGAAGGTCATGGATTCAGTTTCGGAGACTACGTTACATTATCTGGCGTCACAGGTGCAATAGGTGGTCAAGCGAGTACCGTATACGGTGAGAGTATTTTCCTAATTTCCCTAGTCACTTGGGAAGGTTATACAATTGATATCGGGACTGCTCCAGCAGATATGCTCACGTCAGCTATAGGAGGAGGGGACGAAGTTACTGCTACACAACAAGTGGTGTACAATGAGTTCGTACCACAAGTTCAAACAATAACCCCTAATGGAACAAACATAACTGCTAAGTTACGTAATCCTAGCACATTCGCTTCGTATGGTACTCTTCGATCTTCGCAAGCTGTAACTTACAGCTTAGGTACAGTACCCACACCAGTATTCTTGAATGATTATAACTCAAGCACTCAACAGAATGTTGTTGCTTCTAGTGACAATGCTAGTGGTGCAGTGACAATGAAGTTTAACTTGAGTTTATCTACAAGCGATTCTAAGGTATCTCCATTAATTGACCTTCAACGTGTAGCTGTACTTGGACTAGAAAACGTAATCGACAATAGTGATGCGGCACAACACATAACAACTCCGGTTGTAATTGACGACGCATCTCTTGGATTAAAAGTAATCTTTGCTGCAAATAGACCTTCAGGCGCAAGCTTCGAAGTATATGTCAAGAGTGCGGCAGACGAAGATGCATTGTTTGCTACCGATGATGATGGTCTATTCACTGTAGATTGGGATCTTGTAGCTATAGATAAAGCATTACCTACCGACGATGATCCGTCAACATACAGAGATTATGAGTATACTCACGAAATGAATCAGTTCACTGCTTTCCAAGTGAAGATTGTTATGCAATCGGACAATTCATCTAAGTCACCAGTGATTAGAGACTTACGTGCTATCGCATTAGTAACTGCCAACTAATGCATAATCATTTAAAGGTTGAAGGTCATAATAATTTAGTAAGGGATAGACGCACTGGCGCTATCCTAAATACTAATAAGACTGAAATCCAAAGAGCGAGAACACAAAAGATCGTTCAGAAAGAAAAAGAGCACCAACTCTTAACTCTGACTAATGAAGTCGATACACTGAGAGATGATGTTAAACTAATAAAAGAAATGCTTTTTCGTTTAGTAGAGGATAAAGATTAGAGATGGCCATACAAACAGTAAATCTCGCAGACAATATTAATGCTGCGATACTAAAGATAAATCAGAATTTCGATGAGATTGAGACGGGCATCTATGGAGGCACGGTAGACTTCACTAATGTTGATGCTGGGATTGCAGCAAACGCTAGTGCGATATCATCTCTTACTTCTAGTATTACAACTATTGACGGCACTTTAACTATAATTGCGTCGGACATTACTACTTTAAATACGTCTCTTACAAATGCTCAATCGGGGATTAGTGCTAACTCTAGTGCGGTATCAACTCTTACTTCTAGTATATCTTCAACGGATAGCGATCTTCTTGTTGTCGCTGCCTCTCTTACGGCATTAGAAGTAGACGTTGACGGTCTAGTACTGGACGGTGTAGATTCTGCGGTACTTGCCTCAGCAATTGCAAGCGCAAACAGTAGCCTTATCTCCAGCATAAATGCAGTTGATGGTGATGTTACGGTTCTTTCTGCTCAAGTAACTGCACTGGACGCATCTTTAACTCTTCTGGATACCAATACAGGGATCGCAACCACAGCAAATGCGAATGCGAACTCTGCATTATCTGCAACCGTATCTACATTAGACGGTGTAGTAACCGCGAACGCAGCCCTAGTTACTACTTTATCTTCTGAGGTTGATAGTGACTTTGCTGTAGTTACTCAGAATATAACGACAATTTCTAATGCGCAGGGTTCTTCTGCTGTATATGCACTCGACCTTGACGTGAACAATCATATTGCAGGAATTAGATTAGACAATAATGGCACTGTCGCTAACTTTGCAGTGACCGCAGATACCTTCAAAGTTATCAATGCAAGCAATAATGAAATCCAACCATTTACTATTAACGGTAATCAAGTCGAATTAACTAATGCGACAGTTACAGGAAATCTCAATATAGGTTCTAGCTTGACTGGCGCTCATACTGAAATGCAAGATGACGTTATTAAGGTATTTGATGCCGGTGGACAAATACGAGTTCATTTAGGAAACTTAACTGCATAACATTAGTTAAC